CATACCGGCCAGCAGCTTCTGAAATGGCTGCATAGAAAGGCCTGACAGAAGTTCGCAATCGATCACATGTCCAAAAGGGAAGAAAGCTCTTGCACCATGGGCGGCAACCACAGAAGCTTGTTGGTGGCCACTGTGCTGGTGACGCACGAAGTGGCCGCGTCCCAATAGATCAGCTGGCCAACCGTCCAGGCTTGCGAGGCGGTTTTCGTGAGATCGAAGATCCCGTTCAGCACGAGGACCAAGGGCTCGCCGAACGCTGCTGCGTTCTCGGCAATGCCAAAGAGCGAGCCGATCAGGACCGGCTGGCCGGAGGCAATGGCAGCTGTGGCTGTTAGGGTGACGCGGTTGCCCACGCCGATGAAGTTTTTCATCAGAGGTCTCCTGAGGGTTGAGGATTACGCGAAGGATCAGACGCCTGCGTTGCGATAGAGGCCGCGCCAGTCGATGGCTTTTGAGGCGAAGTCGTGGCGGGCCTTGATCTCCATGCCGTCGACCTCGAAGCCCATGCGGGTTTCGGTATAAACGCCGTTGCTGCCATCGAGATAGGCGTATTCCACGGTATCGATCCGGTTCGGATCAGCGGCGAGGAACCATGGATCGGCCCCGGACGAAGGGATCAAACGGGGCTCTTCGATTGGCTCCAACCGCCCCGCGAAAGCGTTCACGCCTGCGACGGCATTCGGGGTGGTCGCAGTGACGTTCTTGCGCGCTTCAACCGAGCGTGCGCCAGGCGGGGTGATCAGATAGCGCGGCTGCACCGAGATTTGGCGCGCTTCCAAACCGCGTTGGTTGCCAAAAAGGCGGTAAGCCTCGGAAATCGCCCCCGCTGTGCCGAGGTTGCCGTGGCCCGCGTTGAACAGCGCCACGCCGTCGCTCATCAGCGGGTTCGAGGTGAGAATCGAATAGACCAGATCGGATTCAAGATCAGCCGCCGAGGCGCCAAAGGCGGATGGGATGCGGGTGAACGCATCCAGATCGTCGTTGATCAGGGTCTGGCGGGTGATGCCGATGATCCGGCCGTAGGTCAGCAGGGCATAGACTTCGCGGCTCTCGCCCATCGTGCCATAGGTGAACTCGCCGCTCTCGGGCACGCGCAGCAGATCCGGCGCACCAGCAAGCTGGGTGCGTTGAACTGGCCGGAAATCGGTGATCGTGGCCTGCCGAGCCCAGGCGGTGAAGGTGCGCGGGGTGCTGTCATAGGCCGCGCGTAGGGTCTTGTTTGCGACATTGGCGAGGATGAACGGAAAATCAGCTGTGGAGTGATAGCCGGGCCCGGCGCGTTTCTGCAGGGCTTCGGTCGCCAGTTCCATCCGCGACATGCCGCGCGTGCTGATGCCGCGGCGTTCAAGAGCATGGCGGGCCATATCAAGCAGGTTCAGCCCGCGGAATTCCCGTGCTGCGTCGGTCAGTTGGTGCAGGCCCGGGGAGTGGCGGTGCAACAGGGCGGCCGAGACGGCATCGCGATAGGCAATTTCGGTCGCGCCGGTATCCCGCGCGGCGGCAGGAACGGTCGCGCCGGTGCGGGTGCCCAAGGTGTCGGCCTCTGCCAGCCGGTCCAAGACGGCACCGCGGGCGGCGTCGAGCGTGACACCGCGACCGATCAGATCAGCGGTAAAGGTGTTGTCGAGGCCATGGCGCTGGCAGAGCGTCAGGATGTCCGCCGCGGCGCGCTGCGCTTGGGCGCGGATTTCCTCGGCGTTGGGCGCAGCTGGGGCGGGCGCAGGCGCGGTTGGCGCGGGTGCTGGGGTCACGATTGCAGCAGGTGCAGGGTCAACTGCCCGGGTTGTCGGCGCAGGTGCCACAGCCGGGGTCGCGGGTTGGATGTCGTCGGGCATTTGAGCCTCCGTTTCAGGGTGTGTGGTGCGGGTAAGAGTGCAGGTGTTGAGTGGGCGAGTTGTGCCGATCTCGGAGCGAACCCGGGCGCCGGGATCAGCGCCAATGGCGACGGCCGAGATTTCCATCGGTTCCCAATCGACGGCGCGCCATAACTCGGGCGCGCCGTCGCGCTTGGTGATTTCATAGCGGTGGACGCGGTAACCGACCGAGACGTTGCGAATGATGCCGCCCGCGATGTCGCGGAAAATCGGCTCCACATCGGCCCGCTCGCTGAAGCGGATCGCCGCGGTGCCCTGACCGTTGGTAATCCGGGCCGAGCCATCGACCACCACGCCCAGCACCGCGTCGAGCGACCCCGCGTCATGCGAATTCAGGAATGGCGCGCCGCCATTCAGCCGTTCCAGGCGGATCATGCCGGGATCGAGGGAAAGCTCCTCGTCGACCGCTTCATCCCAGAGCCGGGCGCGGCGGACGGTGGCGCCGGTGGTCCAGATGATCTCAACCGTGCGGGCGGTTTCATCGACAGAACCCGCGCGCACAGAGGCCAACCGCCCCTGAAAGGGCAGGTCGATGATATCGTTCGGCATGCTATGAGCTCCGTTCAGCTTTGGCTGGGATCTGGCGGTGGGGTGCCCAGCGCGCCATCCAGCGATCCGGGGTCTTGGCTTTGAACCTGGCCGCCGCGGCTGACTTTGCGCGGGTCGCTGTCAAAGATCAGGTTCATCGTGTCGGCCAGCAGCGCGTATTCCTGCCATTCCTCCATGACCTTGCGCGGATCATAGCCACGCTTGGCGATCTGCTGCGCGATGGTCGAAAACCCAGCGCGGGTTTCCAGCAGGTCGGTCGTGGCGTCCTGCAGTGGGTTGACGCTGTCGAACTTCGGCGGTGCCCATTCGACCGGGATTTTTGCGGTCGGGATCAGCCCGGCGGCAAAAGCCGCCTCGCAGAACCAGTTCCAGATCGGCTGGCAAAACATCGGGATGATCATTTGCCATTGCATTGCCTCCACCATCCGGCGGAATTCGTTCAGGCCCACACGGCTGGACGAAAAGTTCACCTGACTGAGATCACCGGTCATCAGCTCGTAAGGCACACGCCAGCCTGCGGCGATGATGTGCAGCTGAACGCGGTGCCATTCATAGACCCCGGCGGTCGCGGCGGGTTGGTTGAACTTGATATCCTTGCCGCCGCGGGCATAGGCGATCAGGCCGGGTTCAAACTGCTCAATCCGGTTGCCGTCGGCATCCTGCACCACCGGCGCAATGGATTGCTGGGTTTCGTCATCCCCAAAGACAATGCCGACAAGGCAGGCTTCGGTCTTCTTGCGCACGAGTTCCGCCCGCTGCCAATCATCCACATCGCGCAGCGCCGCCATCGCCGGGGTGCCCCAGGGCACGCCGCGCGATTGGACCCGCTGGCGTTCAAACAAATGCGCCACGCGATCGGCCGGGATGCGGACAGATTCAAACCGCCGCGTAAACACCGGCGCCGCATCGCCGGGATGGTCGGGATACATCCAATAGGCTGCCCGCCGCCCAGCGCTGTCGTGTTCAATCCCGTAGCGAATGCGCGCCCCACCGGCACGATCCTCAAACTTGGCGCCATCGAGGTGATCGGCCTCTTTGAGTTCGATTTGAAGCGGCACAACCAGCCCGGCGGAACGCGGGCGGCGGATGCGCAGCGCGAATACGTCTCCGCACTCGATGGTCTCGCGCATGGCCAGTGACAATAGTCCGTGGAAATCGGTATGGCCATCGGAGTCACATTGATCCGCCCAGCGCGCCCAAAGATCATCGACCAGTTTGTTCAACGCCTTATCCGCACCCGCTGCCCGCGGTCGGATGCCGGTGCCGACAAGGCTATTGACCAGCACGGCCACGGCTTTCGCGGCAAGTGGGTTGTTGCGGACCAGATCGCGCATTCGGTCGCGCAGGATCGGCGCAGACATCCCGATTTCCGCATCGGCCGCTTTGCCACTGGTCGTCCAGCCATCGGTGCCCCGGCCTTTTGCCGCCCCATCATAAGCCCGGCGTAGATTGCCAAGTGCTATCCGGGCCGCATAACGCTGCGCCGCGGCCTGCGGCGAGACCAGCGCCACGGCCCGATCGATCAGACCCCAGCGGATTATGGGTGGTGCCTTGCTATTCACCGCACGCCCCGGCGAAAGCTGGCAAACCCTGCGACGGGCAAGGGCGATCCGGCGGCCTGCGCCATTTCGCTTTCAATGGTGCGCATCCGGGACAGAAGATCGGCGGCGTTGCCGTATTCCACGGTCCGGCCGTCCGAGGTGACGCGCAGTGTACCAGCCGCATAGGCGCGCTTCAGAGCATCAAGTTCACTTTGCGTCCATGCCATTTCAGAACCATTTCTTTCTTGGGCCCATCCAGGGGGTGGGGCGTTTTGACGTTGTCGGCGGTGCAGGCCGGTTTGGCTGGCCTGCTGGCAAGGCGTCGGCTTGTCCCGTCGCCATTTGCGCTTCCAGCTGTTCCCAGCGCAGGTCGTCCCAGCGGTCGATCCCCATCAGCCAGGCGGCGGCGCGGGCATAGACCCGGCAATCCAGCGCTTCGTTGCGTTCGCGGGTTTGCTGCCATTCCAGCTTTTGAAACCCTTGCCGGGTCTTGATCGTCATCAGCTGCTCGGCGGTGAGCTGCTTCATCCACTCCGCCGTCGTGCCTTTCGGGATGTGCACAAACCCGTGCGGCCACTCGCCACCCTCGGCCAGTTCCTCGTCGGTCGGTGCGATAAGGCGCAGGAAGCGATAGGTTTCTGACTTGAACACCGCCCCGGCAACTTTCCAAAGCTGCACACCGCGCCGCAGCTTGCGCCCGGCTTCCGTCACTTCCACGTAGGTGGGGCCGTCCACCGGGGTGCTGCGGTCAAACCCTGCCACACCCTTGATCGCGATCACCTGTCCGCGCCCCACGGCCCGCACCCAGGAATAAACCGCATCGGTGGTGACCCCGTCGCCGGAGTCGATCGCCATCCGCGCCAATGCCATTCGGCAGCCCGAGGCGTGCCCCCATGTTTGGCCCAGAAACTCCG